CGGGATACAGAACCAGAAAAAACAATAGATGGAGTTAATGGTGGAATTTCCGATTCTTATAAAGAAGTTGGTTTCTGGAGGATTAAGAAGTTCAAATAAAATAGCAAGTTATGGAAAGCGATAGAGGGATTATTATAATTGGCCATTGTAGAGCCGGAAAGGACGCAATGATTCGCAAAGCCATAAAAGAAAGATGTGTATTAATTGGAGCTGATTTTCCGCAAATGGAATCAGCTGTTCGTATTTTGAAAATGTCTTTTGAAGCTGAGGTAAAATTATCTAAAGGAGCTACTGAAGAATTAAAAAAAGCGCTTCAAAGAGCTGGTTTGACATTCAATGGCTCAAAAATCTATATCGATGAAGCAAAAGAAATCTTTGAAGAAATGAATCAATCCGTTATTTATGAAAAACCACAAAGCAAATTCATTTCAAGGCCTAGAAATAATTTTAGAAAGCGATAGTATGGAAGAACTTCAATCCAAGCTGGCCGAACTTATATCGCTTCGAGAAAGCTATATGATAAATGCCAGGAACGATGAATCATTGAACGATGAAATCAGGGAACTGCAAAGTCAAATCAGTCAATTAAAATCTTGATATATGAAATGTCAAATATGTAATGCCAGCGTAATGGATAAGCCATTAACAAGAGTGAATGAAAAAGGAGTAGATGGTATTTGGTGGTGTGAACCTTGTTTACAAAAACACGAACCAGAATTATACAAAAACGAGAAAGAAGATGAAAATGATGTTGAAAAAGTTTTAAAAGATATGTTTTATAAATAAATCCAAATAACCATTGCTTACAGATGCCGAAATACTGGAATTAGAAACTCTTTTGAAAGAAAGAGACATCGACATTTCCAGAAACGCATTGAAAGAAATTAACGAAGAAACCAATCCAAACTACAGGATACTTTATGACGCTATTCGCGAGCAAGAATACAATGATAAAGATGAATTAATAAAAGGAAAAAGGGGCTGCTTACTTGAAGGCTCTTCCCGTTCCGGCAAAACATGGTCCGGAATAGATATTATTATTTTCATTTGCTTATTCCTGGAGACAAAATGTACTATCAATATTTATCGTGAAACGTATAATGAATTCAAGACCACATTATATGATGATTTCAAACGCAGGTTGGATGATTTTGGGCTGGACAATCCATTCCACAAAACCAAAGAAATCAAGAGCTTCAAAATAAAAAACAATACTATTTTCTTCTTGGGTGATGGGAAACACGGAGGAGGTTGTGATTATGCTTTCTTCAATGAAATGATGAACATTAAGAAAAGTGTATTTGACCAGGTTGAAATGCGTTGTCGTAAGTTTTGGTGGGGTGATTACAACCCATCATTTACCGAGCACTGGGTTTTTGATTCAATCTTACCAAGACCAGATGTAGGCTTCCTCAGAACTACATTTTTAGTAAACAAATACATTGCCATTGGTGAGAAAAACAAAATCCTTTCATATGAACCTTGGAAGCCTGGTTCCTATATCGTAAAAGATAGTGAGATTATGTGTTATAACAAACTCACTCAAAAAGTTGAGGTTATTAGCAAAACTAACATTCCGCCACCGCATCCAACCAATATAACCAACGGAACCGCTGATGAATTCATGTGGAAAGTCTATGGTCTTGGATTGCGTGGAGCAATGAAAGGTGTTATTTTCAATTATGTGGAATGGATTGATAAGTTTCCGGACATCGCACACATTTACACAAATGACTTTGGTTTCACAACAGATCCAAATGCATTGACGCGATATGCAGAAGATGAGCACAATATTTGGTTTGAGCCTTTATGTTATGAGCCAATAGAAAATCCAAGCGAACTATTAGAAGTTTTAAAAGCAAATGGGATTAAACTAAACAGCGGTGATAGTTCTCGAGATGGCGATATGGTAATTTGTGATAGCTCCGATAAATACACTGGAGAAAACAAAGGAACTATTGAAATGGTCAGGGCTCTTCGAAAATTTCAAGTGAACGCTTCAAAAGTCAGCAAAACAAAAAGCGTGATGTTTTGGCTTTTATCAATGAAAACCAAAAAAATACACATTGTTAAAAATCATTTATACCACCAAGTAAAAAAAGAAAAAGAGAACTATAGATTGAAAGAAATTAATGGTATGGCAATCAACCAGCCTATTGATTCTTTCAATCATATTTGGGATTCTGCAAGATATGGCCACATGGCTTACAACAGCAAATCAACAACCTATCAAATGACCGAGGAACAAAGCAGAAATTTAAACTACTAATAAATAAATTACCATGGAAGACATCATAGCATTATTAAAAACAGATCCAGAAAAAGCAATTGCTAGCATCAAGGAGCAAAGCATAAAGAAAACATCTGATATCGAAAACTACGTCAAAGAATATAAAGACTTTGATAGAAATCAGCGTGAAGGCCAACTCGAAAAGATTCAAATAAACAAATCACTTGAAGGAGGTAAAATGGCTAAAATGGTGAAAATCTACATTAACCACGCTCAGAACATAGTGGAGACTATGGCGGCTTTTGTCATAGGAAAACCAATTACTTTGATTCCATCTGAAGAAAATGATTTGGCTAAGTTGGTAAAACAAATATGGAGAATAAACCGAATTGATTCTAAACTTCTTGATGCCACAATCATCAAGTTTTCACAAACCCAAGTGGCAATGCAATTTTATATTGTAGATGCTGGCGAAACTTCGCTTTTAAGTAAAGTGTTGGTTAAATTGGGTATGAAAGCAGCAGCTAAAGAAATTAAAGCGCAAGTCTTGGACAATACCAAAGGAACAATGACGCCTTACTTTGATTCAACAGGCGATATGTTGTTATTTATGTGGGAGTATAAAAATAAGGAAAACGACAAAGAAGTTTCCAATGTTCAGATTTGGAATCAAACTAATATGCTTCATCTAAAAGATAATGTTATATTTCAAAATCTTCCTCACGGCTTCGATAGAATTCCTATTGTCTATGATTGTCAAGATGAGCCACTTTGGTATACCGTGAAATCCCCAATCGATAGACACGAAGTAGCACTTTCTAAATTAGGTGATGCCAATGATTATTCAGGACATCCTATTTTAATTACAGAAGGTGTTGTTAATGGAATGCCGACCAAAGAAGAAAGTGGAAAACACTTTAATATTCCAGTTACAGTTGATCCAGAAACTCTAAAAGAAGTAAAAGGTAGTGTTAAGTTTCTTGAAGCTACAACAGCTCCGGAATCAAATAAACTGGAATTAGATAAGCTAGAAGATACAATTGCTTATGGTTCCGGAGTTCCTAACTTATCATTAGAGAAATTAAAATCTTTGGGTAATGTTGCCGAGAAAACAGTCAAACTAATGTTTATCGCTACTGATATAAAAGCAGCTTTGAAACAATCAGCAACCAGAACCTTTATCGAAAGATGTTTAAATATTGTCATTTCTGGTGTTACAAAAACCACTAATACAACTATGTCTACAGAAGGAAAATCATTGTATTATGATATTCAATTCAATTCCATATTGCCATCTGATATTGCAGAAACAGTTACTTATCTATCAAATGCCGTTGCTGGTAAATTCGTCAGCCGAAAAACAGCCATTGGCTTAATTGATTTGGTGGATGATCACGATGAGGAATTGCGACAAATCGAATTAGAACACAAAATGACTCAAGTTCTTCCGCTAGTGTAGTTATGAAACAAAAAACAATTAATATTCCAATTTATAGAGCAAAGCTAACAATGATTTTTGACTATGATTTGTCATTTGTAGAGAAAAAATACAAAACAAAATCATTGAAAGACTTTGGAGCCGTAACCCTAAAAGATGAAGCAAAACATCGACACTATGTAGTTGCTTTTGAGTATTCAGATGGTTCGATTATCGCTCACGAAATAGTACATATCATCAATTACATCTTCTTAGACTGTGGAATTGAATTGGATAGAATTAACGACGAAAACCAAGCCTATTTAACAGGCTGGTTATTCGATGAAATTTTTAAATTTTTAAAGTAAAAAGTAAAGTAAAAACAAGTCAAACAAAAAGTAAAATGGAAATTCAACAGTCAAAAGAGTACGGCATTTTTGGAAACATCATCGGGAACCGAGTATTGAGCCAAAACAAAATTGAGAAGATTAGCAACGATGTCAACAACGGTTTCAATATGCTGCCGTTTTGCCCCATTGTGGTATCGGAACAGGATGGCATTTATCACATCATCGATGGCCAACACCGTTTCGAAGTCAGCAAGAAAACCAAAAACCCAGTTTATTTCGTCGTTTGCAATACCTTGACATTGAGCCAAATCGCACAACTCAACAGCCGAGGCGAAAAATGGAAACCTAACGACTTCCTGAATTGTTACATCAAACTCGGAATCAAGGATTATGAAAAAGTCCTTGAAATAATGCACAAACATAAAATTGCCATCAAATTATCCATCGATTTACTAATGTATAATAATCCAAAAGTAAAGTCAACAGATACTTTTCAAAGTGGTGGATTCGAATGTAAATATTTTGAAGAAACGGATCATCTGTTAACGCTTACGGAACAATTATTTGGCCATTATCGTTTCTCAAAAGATAGAAATCTTATCGGAGCAGTCCAGGAACTATTGAAACAAGGGCTTTGTGATTTTGATAAGCTAAAAAATAAAATAGCTGACGCGCCAATGATTATGGATAGGCAAGCAAGCGTTAAGTTGTATATGTCAAACATCGAAAGACTATACAATCATAAAAACTCAATTAGACAAGTAATTTTTAAATAACAAGAACCATGAAATTAGTAATCGCAGGTAAAGTACATTTCAAATCAGAGATCGAAACCATTGGAGCAAACCAAATCAAAAAGCAAATTGTAGCAGTTGAAACCGATGGAGAATATCCTCAAAAGTTTCCGGTAGAATTCATCAAGGATAAAGTTGATTTATTGAATAATGTTACCGTTGGCCAAAATATCAGCATTCAAGTAAATGCCAGAGGGAATGAGTACCAGGACCGAAACGGAGTTACTCGCTTTGGTTTAAGCTTTCAAGGCTGGAAAATAGAATAGATTAAATATAGCACAACAGCCTTTCATGCTGGGTTAAAATACTAAAGTGTTATTGCTAAAAACCACATCGGAATTATTCTCGGTATGGTTTTTTTTATTTAGAATCACTACATTTGAATTATGAAAACAATATTAATCGGAAAAGCCAAGAAGGATTTCTATAAATGGTATAAGGAAAATATCCATATATCAAAATTGGACACGTTTTTCAATCAGGAAAAAGCCAAAGATTTATTTCAGATTCATTTTATTTCACAATCCGAAACCTTCAAAAATGCCATTGTAATTGAATGGCTTGACAGTGTTGGCATTTATGTTGAAATTACAAGATTAGATACAGATAATCCGGCTTTGTGTTGGTTTTATTCAGTCCAAGGTTCTGAAATAAATAAAGAGCCATTGAACACAAGAAATCAGGCTACAATAAAAGCAATCGAAGAAGCCGTTAAAATCTACAACGGATAATCAGCATCAAGAGGATTGGCAAGCAGGAACAACTTGCAAGATGCAATAAACCACATTAGAAATAGTGTGGTTTTTTTATGCTTTAAAAATATTATTTAGATTTATTCTAAATAGAACATAATTTGTTACATTTGTTATCTAATAACAATCAACAATTTAAAACTTTTTATCATGGCAGTAAAACCAGAAACTATTAAGGCACGACTTAAGGTATTATTTCCTAAGGCGAACTTATCAATCAAAAGGTTAGACGCATTAGCGGCTAAACTTGCACCAATGCCTGCTGATGATGCAGATGATGCAGCGGTGGACGCAATCTTGAATCAAGCCAATGACTTTAATTCATTTGAGGAAATCGCCCGAGAGGACGACAGAATCAGAACATTAGAGGCTAAAGCAAATCCAGGCCCAACTCCAACTCCAGCACCCACTCCAACACCGGCTCCAACTCCAACACCTGATGACACTCCTGCATGGGCTAAAGCATTGATTGATTCAAATCAAAAAATGACAGCTGATTTAGAAGCCATCAAATCTGGGAATGTGCTTGAAACTAAAAAACAAACTGCTTCTCAATTATTTGAAAAGTCAGAAGTGTTGAAAGGCTTGAAAGAAGATTTAAAACCACGTTGGATTAATAGAATAGATATTAATTCTGAAACTCCTATCGAGGATCAAATCAAAGAATTAGAATCTGAGTATTCTGAATTAGTACAAGTGAGTGCCAATAGTAATCAATATGGTGGTCCAGCAGGTGGAGGAAATCCAGGCGCAACATTTGACGAAAAAGCAATGGCAGAAGTTGTTAAAAGTATGTAAAAATAATCATTAACAAAAAACATTAGAAATTATGTCTGACGTAAAAGGAGATTTATCTAACACACCAATCCAAGTTGACACTACTTTGGATGTTGTGATCATTAAAAAAGTAGACCACGACATACCGGGAGGAAAAACTCTGGATGTTACAGGTGTTACCGAAGAAGTGTTGAAGGCTGGTAGAGTTATCATTATCGAAACTGCTACTGGAAAACTAAAACCGTTGGCTATTTCATCAGGTGCTTATGCATCATTGCCATCTGGTCATACCTACAAAGGTATTTTGATCGCTACCATTCTAACAAAAAGACCTTTTGCGTCTGTTATGTTGGCCGGAGACGTTAATGAAGGAGCTGTAATCAACTATGAATTGCCAGCTATTCCAGCAGGAGCGAAAACCGCTTTAAATCACATTTTATTCACTCAAGATTAATTATTAAATTATGGAAAAGTCATTATTCCCAGCGTGGGTGGATAAATTGTTCAAATTTATCACAACACAATCATTAACAGATTTGATAAACGGAACTACAAATCCGTTGACATATCTTCACAGAACTATGTTGATTAAAAAATATTCACCAACACTTCGTTGGGGTTCTTTATCAACATTAAATACTGCTGTTTCAGCAGATATAGTTGCAATGAATTCATCTTTGCCTTTGAAAAAAAGAGATTCAATCAAAAAAGCAGATGGAGACATACCTAAAATTGGTATGAAAATACCGCTTGACGAAAATACAATGAATGAATTAAACATTCTTTTAGCTGTTGGAGGTCAAGAAAATGAAGTAGTCAGAAAACTATTTGGCGATTCAAAAAAATGTATCACTGGTATTTGGGAGCGATTAGAATTTATGTTTCTTCAAGCTTTATCAACAGGATATATTTTAGTTGCCGATGATGATAATCCGGGTCTAGGTATTCGTGTAAATTTCAATCATCCTGCATCAAATAAATTTGGGGTTTCTACAAAATGGTCAGATTCTGCTGCAAAACCTATTGATGATATTGATAGAGTTATTGAAGCTGCAAGGCCAACAGGAAATATAATCAGGTATATTTTAATGGATAAAGCCACTTGGAATAAATTCAAAGTAAATCAACAAGTTAGAGAAGGTTATGCCTTTTATCGTGATTTTGTTGGCTCAAACATTCCACCTGTTCAGTCTGTAACTAAAGCAAATGAATATTTGCAAGAAACTTACGGTGTTCAAATCCAAATCATCGATAGACAGGTAATGGTAGAGAAAGACGGTAAACAAAAATCAGTAAAACCTTGGGCAGATAATGCAGTGGTATTCTTAACTGATTTAAACGTTGGAGACTTGACTTACGGTAAATTGGCCGAAGAAACTTTCCCTAGTAAATCTGTTGATTATCAAAAACTAGATGATTTCATTTTGGTTTCTAAATATCATACTAACGATCCAATCAAAGAGTACACATCTTCTCAAGCTATTGTATTGCCGGTTATCAATAATATCGATAGTATCTATATTTTAGATTGCGAAGAAGCGACTGCTGCAGGTGATACACAAACTGAAGGTGATGCAAACTACTTGTATAAAACAGTTTCTTACACTAAAGCTTCTGTAATAGCAGCTATTAATTTAGCAGTAGGATCTACTAAAGCCAAATCTACTAACCTAGATGCAACTTTAGCTAAATACATTGATGAACTGTCTGATGAGCAAGTATTAGTATTCGAAGCTAACATCGTAGAGTCAGTATAATATGTATAACGAACTAAGCATAACATCATTAGTAACTAGAATTGGCTGGGAGAAACCTTTAGACACTGCATTTGCAATTGAGTTAGATGAGGAGGTTCTAACCGCAGATTCAGAAAGAAAAGTAAATTCCTTTCACCAACTCGTTACTGTTGAGAATG